CAGCCAACTCCATCTATGCCGACGTAAAGAGCTCTGGCGGCTCTACAGTTACTGCAATTCTCAATGACTTCAATGCTTCGTCTAGCACAGTTAAAGGTGTGATCCGACTAGTGAAGGTTGGAGATACAACTAAGTGGGCCACATTTAATGTAAGTGCGTATGTTTTGAACGGCGGAGGATTGTACGGCATAGCTACAGTTACGCCTGTTGCACAGAGTAGTGCAACCCCATTTAATGATGGCGACTCTCTCGTACTACTCTTCCAGCGCACAGGTGACATGGGGGCTACAGGGGCTGCTGGTCAATCAGGAGTTCTGGTATTCCACGCTCGTGAGGAGCAGGCAGCAGGTACAACGGGGGCAGCAGGGACATCTGTTACTGGAGGTTACCGGCGCGTTTTGAACACTGTGAAGACTAACCAGATTAGCGGCGTTGCACTTTCAGGCAACCAGATCACAGGCGTGCCAGCAGGTGTGTATAAGGTTCGCGCAAGGTCGCCACTCCATCTCAATAGTGCCGTTATGAGGAAGCTGGCGCTGTACAACGTAACGACTAGTAGCTATGTAGCGATTGGCTCGCCAGCCTTTAACTTCGATTATTCAGGTGCTTCTGATATCTACGGTGAAGTGTCCGAATTAATGGCTGTAATCACCTTGGCTGGGACAACAACACTTGAACTTCGTGACCTTTGGTCCGGTGCGTCGCCGGCATTTTGGGGTCGATCCGGGAACCAAGGCCAAGTAGAAGTGTACACAGAAATTATGATTGAAAAGATTGGTTAAGATATGGACGACACGACAGAATTTCCTATCCCATTTAGCTACGTAACTTACCTGCCAGACGGCACACTCGACGGCTGCTACTTTCAAATGCCGCCAGAAGACCACATTACCCGTATGATTGTTGTAGACGATGCTACACGCGATGTGTGGGTAAACTACCGTGCTAATGACACACGAGACGGCTTAGAGCCGGTGATTGTTGTGCCGCGCGTAATAGACATTACGACTATTAAAGCAGCCAAAAACGTCCAAATCAACGTATGGCGAGCATCAGCCAACCTCTCCACATTCCCCTACAACGGTAAGCTTATTGCTTGTGATGCCCTGTCCCGCTCTGACATTGACGGCGTAGCCAATCACATTGCCTTGTTCGGTACATTCCCTGAAGGCTTTCCGGGCGCATGGAAGGCCACAGATAACACTTTTATCCCGATGACTGACATTGACGCTTTCAAAGAAATGTACGCTGCCATGACTGCACAAGGAACTGCCAATTTCTCTTATTCACAAGAGTTGAAGGCTGCATTGGCGACAGCTACAACACAAGAGGAAATCGCAGCGATAGTGTGGCAATAGTTCTGCTCTTGTAGCCATTCAAAGGAACGTCCTGTAAAGGAACAATATGAAATTCTCTGAATTTAAAAATGTTGTACGGAGTGGTGACCTCATCGCACTCTCGCATCAGTCATGGGCTTCTGAAAAAGATATTGAGTCCCAAATCGTTAGGATGGCTACGAGGTCCGAGTTTAGTCACGTATGCGTCGCTCTTGTAGAAGATGGAGATGCCTACTGCATTGAAGCGATTGTACCTCATGTTTCAATCACTCGCCTAGAAGAGCGCCTTAGTGAAGGGTTCTACCACATTCCGACACCAGATAAGCCCATGACCGAGGAAGAGAAACAGTATGGGTTGTCTAAAGTCGGGGACGGGTATTCCAAGCTCGAAGCAATTGAGGGATATTTGGATTTGCTAAAAATAGGCTATGACGGGCTGTGGCAGTGTTCAGAGCTTACCATTGCTATGCGCAGACTGTCTAGTCTCGACCTTGGGCCTATCGCAACACCAGCGAAAGTAGTAGAGAAAGCCATGAAGCTTGGCTACGAGATGAGACTTATTACAAAGGATTGAGATGGACTACAGTGTGCTTATTTGGCCTTTACAGGCTTTGATCGGGGCGTTCTGCGCCGTGATATGGGCGAACTACTTAGATGTAAAGAAGACGGCTGATAGGGCCATTAAAGAGCTTGGAGAGTACCGTGTGCATGTAGCGGAAACGTACTCCACAAGTGCTGAGCTTAAAGATGCAGTCGAGTCCATCAATAAGGCTTTTGAATCTTATTCCAGTAAGCTTGATGTTCGTCTCGACCGGATCGAAAGTAAGATTGACAACAAGGCGGATAAATAATGGAACTGACGCTCGCACAACTCGTAGCTATTATGCCATACGCTAAGAAGCGTGCAAGCCTTTTCTTGGCCCCTCTAAATGCAGCTATGCAGGAATTTAGCATCAACACTCATCTGAGGATGGCTGCGTTCTTAGCTCAGACAGGTCACGAGTCTGGTCAGCTATTGTACACCGAAGAGATTGCTTCTGGAAGCGCTTACGAAATGCGCAGGGATTTGGGCAACACACATCCCGGTTGGGGCGTCTTGTACAAGGGGCGTGGACTAATTCAGATCACAGGCTTCTACAACTACACGGCTGTGATGATGGCTCTTGACATTCCTTGTGTGGAGCATCCAGAGATTCTTAAAGAGCCTGTTAATGCTTGTAGGAGTGCAGCGTGGTATTGGAGTGATAGGGGACTGAATGCGTTAGCTGACCAAGGCACTGATGAATCTTTTACAACCATAACAAGACGGGTTAACGGAGGTCTGAACGGCATCCAAGACCGCCTATCACTCTATCACACTGCAAAGGAAGTGTTATGTTCTCAATCACAAAAATGAAAGCCTTGTGGGAGTTGTTCCAACAAGGGAAAGCTGTAGCGGACCCTGCGAAGTGGAAAGCTCACCAAATCACTGCCACGATGCTTGGTGGCTTCATCATCGCCATTGTACAACTTGCGAAAGCCTTCGGTCATGAAATTCCTGTGGACTCGGACTCTGCCACAGCAATTGCTGGTGGCGTTGTCGCTGTCACTAATATTATTTTCACCATCACTACAAGCAAGCACGTTGGACTGCCAGCCACACAACAAGCTGTGCCAAGCGTACAACAAGACACTCCTACAGAGCCAACACAAAGCTCCGTGCAGCCTAGCCCTGTCGCCCCTGTGGAACAACAGCCTGTTGGCCCTAATAGCTCAGAAGAACATGCTGCTCTCGTTGAACGGGCAAGAGAGTGGGCAGCAAAGCATAGAAAATTTGACAACGACCAAAATCCAAATTACGAGAATGGTTGACGCTGTAGAAGGAATAAGCTTACGAGTGGAATGTAAGCTATAAAAGACAAAAAGAAGGCAACCTACAATGTTAATGTAAGCAGCCTCCCTTGTAACAATCACGTTTGTACATACAATCGCTAACGCTCTTGGTAGAGCATCTTCGCCCCGCCTTCCTTATGGGACGCGGGGCTTCTTTTTGCCTATTGTTTACGCAGCCTTGGCAACTTTAACAAATGCGCCGATTTGATTGTAGAATTGCACCAGCGCCGCAATCACAGCCGTTACATGACCAACAACTTGATCAAATGGCATGACAGGACTAGAGGCATCGTAAACAGATTTGATGATGTCAAGCGCAAGTTGCAGTTTTGCTTGTCCGTTACCCGGAGTTTGTGACTCTGCTTCAACGGCCTTCACAGTGTCGCTTACGACTGGCAGCAGGGTGAGGACAACCTTGGAGATGGTGATGAGGTTCATTGTTAATTCTCCTTCAAGAAATTTATTGTTTACGTTTAGCCCTAGAAGAGAGCGTGTTCATTTTGTGTTCAATTATTGTGTGGAATCAGTATCCACCCTGCATCTGATTTTCGTCAAGCATTTTCTTGCGTTGCGGAAAAGATACCACACAAACAGTGTTGTTTCTGAACAGCGTTTACTAGTGCTTGACGGAATTTAGCTCAGATTGTAGTGTCAGTTGTCAATAAGGTTATCAATCGCTGCGAACAGTTCGCCTTGTTCTGCAACTTCCTTCGTCTGAGCCTTGTAGCGAGCAGCGAAGTATTTGTTAATGATCTTCTTGTCAAGCTTGTTCTTTTCAGATGCCTCTAGAACAATAGTCTTCAGGTCTTCTTTCAGTGCATCCATCTCGGCCTTGACACTGATGTAGCGACGGAGGCTATTGGTGAATTCAGATGCTTGGATGGTTGCGTCATTGATGCTGATTACTTTAGTCATGCTTTCTCCTTAGTTTACTTCTTTAACAATCATGTAACGAGTGCTAGTCAGGTATTCGTTTGCCATGTCGGTCGGGTTATCCAGCAGAATCGTTCTAGCTAGTTTATCCGGCTGGCCTTCTGGGTAGCCCTTGTCCCACACCTCCACTACAACTTTGTAATGCGAGAGGTCAGCGTTTTCGATACGTACATGTTTAGTCATTAGTTGGTTTCCTTGTTCATACGTTGTGCCATAATGTGCCCTTGGTACATCTTCAGAAGCTCGTTGGAAGATACCTCCACATCTTCAAGGGCTTCGTCCATAGACAAAAAGTCGTCAGGGCTATCCTTCAGTGCTTGATAAAAATCTTTGATTGCTTGGTACAGTTCGTCACTAGTGATGTTCATACTTCCTCCATAATTTTCCACGCACGAATGTGGTCAATGTTTACGAAATGTTTGTCGTTGTTTTGGATGAAAAGAATGTTATCCTCAGTGCCCCAATCTTTAACTTCTGTGAAACTTCTGATTGTGCCGTCCGTATAAAGAACATCGATGCTACTCATGCCTGCACCCCTCGTTTAGCAGCACGTTTCGCTGCACGTTGTTTCTTCAGTTCCTGCTTCTCTTTGTTCACATATGTGCCAGCGTAGGAAGAGTCCCAAAATTCCTTGCCGTACTTAAGAGCTTTGACAGCCTTGTTAGATGCTGCTCGACGGATTTTGTAATCATCGAACGATTCGTCTGCCCCGCGTTCGAGGCTAGTGTAAATTTGTTGCGTCAATCTAGTTCTCCTTTACGTTGTTTGTGTTGCTCACACATCTTGTGTCAACGAAGGGCATTGTACGCTTTGTTATGCCCTTCGTCAACAAGTTTCTTAAAATTACTTCAGCTTGTCGTACAATTCCTGCTTCTCAAGCTTCTCCAACCAGCTAAGACCACCCGGAGCAAACAGCCTTCCCTCTACATAGAACTGAGGGACACTTCGATGCTGCTCTCCGAGAAGGAATGCCTTAGCGTCTGCATCTTCGTCAATCTTTACCACCTCAAACGGAATGCCATAATATTCTAGAAGGGTGATAGCCTTAACACAGGCAGGGCAGTTGTTCTTAGAGTAGATTGTTACAGTCTTCATTTCTTCCTTACGTGGATAGTTGTAGAGATTAATTGGAGGCATCCAATCGTTCCATGCCTCCATTGTGTTAGATGATTTCGCAGGCACCACCAGCACACGCACTCTCAGCAGCAAGGTCTACGGCGTTTCCGTTTTCCTCAAACACTTGTCCAATGTCGATTCCTTCAAGAAGCGGAAGCAGAGACTCGTAGCGCTCTTTCGTAATATCCTCAAAAGGAAGTTGAGGATATGCTTCGGCCCCTGCAAAAGGCAACACGGAGATGCCATTGTAGTGATCCTTGTTTTCCCACATCCACTTCGTCAGTTCTGCCCATTCATCATTCTTGACAGAGATAGTGCAGCTAACATTGTGTTGGTTGACGCCTGTACGATGTCCTGCTGCCACCCAATTTTGAGACACGTTCTTCACACGCTCCAGAAGAGAGTTCATCGTCTCCGTCCTTACCGTTGCGCCATCAGGAGCCTTCTGCGGGAAGCTCAGTACAACTTGGTGTGGTACGAACACATCTTGCTCTACAAGTGCGGGAGCAGCTTTCATCATATACTGAGCAAGCGCCTCATCTTTACCTGCACGCATACGGCGAATGTAGTAGGGAGCATGCCAAGCGTGAATGCCACTCGAAGTGCCCAACACAAGCGACGTAGTACCCGCAGGTTTCACACACGTTACTCGTGCAGCCTTCTTAATACCAAGCTGTTTAGCCACAGCAGCGTTAGTATCAAGGGCGTGCTTTGCTGCTTCACTCATGTTCAACGGTTCTACAGTGCCAGATGCAATACCAGTCATAGACACGCCCAGCAGCGCATCCTTTTCGCAAGCAATCTTCCATTTAGGATTCAAGTAGTGGAAGTCTGTATATCCTGCTTGAAGCGTGCCGATGAATGCTGCTGCTGATGCTGCTTCGTTGAAGCTTTGTTGGTCAGTGATGGCGCTTGCATTAATTTCCGAAAGATTGCACATTTGGTACGGGCGCAAGGCAATTTCACAACATGGGTTCGTTCCCCAATCTTTGTTGTTCGTCCAATACACTCCCGGCTCTCCACAACCACTGTCTTCTACACGCTTCATCAGTTCAGCAAACTCTTCCTCAGTAACTTCCCCACGAGGCAGCACAGCAGAGTTATTAGAGCGAGCACGATACGGATGCGTCAGATACCACTCACCGGATTTTGCAGAAAGCATTTCTTCATCATCACGATCAAACAAGCTAATCATAGCTGCACGGCGAATACCTCCTGCCAACACTGCATCTGCAATGATACAAGCCATGTCATGCACTTCAATAGGTTTCAGCTTTCGTCCGACAGCAGAACGGAGAAGCACAGTGAGCTTTTCTACACAAACTCGTAGTGGCTCTGGTCCCGGTGCTTGCCCACCAGTCGTAACCAACTCACTCCCTTTTTCCCGAATGTCCCGATAGTCAAATACAGGCAGAGTGCCCGCGTTGAAGAATGCCTTGGCTACCACTTTAATAGCATCGCTCCAACCAATAATACTATCTTGCACTTGAAACTTGTATTCACCATCCGACTCAGGTAGTTTCACTTTAGGCAGCTTGCCTACATGACGCCTCTGCACAGAGTAGCCCATACCCGTACCGCCCAACAGCAGGAACATAAGCTCGCTGAAGAAGTGGGGAGACTCAGCAGGAGCATACGCACAATTGAAGATACGTGCCTCATTCAATAGGATGGGACGACCACCAAATTGCAGCGAGCGCATCGACGGCAGTACACGCTTGGTATCAACAAAATTCTTATACACGCCATGAATCTCATCAGCCATCTCTGGATACTTTTCGATGTGCATCGCTTGATTGCGAGCGCTAATCTCGATAAAGTTTTCCCGACGATTCAGTTCAGGTACAAATTTTGCATACTTGTTAAAAACAGTAATATCCGACAGTGCTTTTTTATCCATTGATTTCATTTCCTTTTGATTGCTCATTTACAACTAATTTCTTCTTGCGTTTCTTCTTTACCACTTCTACTTCTGGATTTTTATAATCCTCTACCGTCTTAACACTTCCATCCTTCTTATACTGACTCCCACGGATATGAAACAGAATGTCTTCAAGCTGTTTAATCTGCTCCGTAATGGCGTTCTCTTCCTCTTCATATTCATTAGCATACTCAAGATGGCTCTTGTGTGAAAACCTCTCAGCTTTCTTGGCCTGTTTAGGAACATTCTCATCAAGCGCCATGTCACTACCATAAGAGACACACGCACTACTCATGGCATGTAATTGTTCAAACAGGCTCTGATCACTATGACTTGCTGCGACTAGGACATCTTCAAGTGTGCTATATGGGCCTTTAATATGTTCCCTGCTAAGATTGTATTCTCCAGCAAACACATAGCCAATCTTCACTTCATTCTTCAGCGTCCTATGTTGTGCTGCATAAATGTGGACAGGTTTCGTAACATCGAACCCAAGCGTTTCTAGCACAGCGTTCACCTTATCAATGTTGTCCAGATGGCACAGATCAAACTGATTCATACCTTGGAGCGTGTCTGCTAGGAGCAGATCATATGCGGAAATAACTTTACTCATCAATACGCCTTCCCACCAGCAGCTTCACGATTTTCTTTCTTATGATCTGGACGCACGGCATTAAAAGCAAGCTTCTCTTCAATTGCGCCACCAAGATCAAGTCTCAGAGCACCAGCCAAATCGGCAATCCGAATCACGGCATCTGCTAGTTCCACTTCTAACATCGAACGATGTGGCAACTTATCGTCCATCAGACCTTTACGATGTCCTTCCATGCCTTCACTAACTTCGCTATGAGTGAGGCACAGTTTCTGCGCTACCAGCGCTCCAGCAAGCAACTCTTGAAAGGCGTCTTGCGGATTGTTCACCACTTCTACAAGGTTCAGCCCCGTTTTACTGTGATGCCACCAGCCTGCACTATAGGACGCCCCGTGGCAAGTGTAAACAAGATTGTTGATGTTTGCTTTAATACTCATTTAGCCTCCGAATCGAGGTTCGTCAAATGCCAAATCTTTTGGCTTGTAGTAATCGTCTCCAACCCAAATCACCTCCCAGCCTTGCTGCTTGGCGAAGTTGAAAGCATTTTTACAGCGCTCCCATGTGTCATTGGCACCAGTGGGTTCTTTCATCCTATACCAACCATCCTCTAGGCCGTGCTCAAAACTAATCATTGCCTGCTTCATACACCCTCCTCAATCAAACAAAACACCACTCACCATTCTTTAGCTTTTCAGCTACGTCATTATAACACAAATCCACACTTGCCTCACAATTCTTATAGCTTATTGTAATCGAATAGCCTTCTTGTGTGCGCTGTGCGAAATATGTGTCTGTGTCACCTTCGTAGGTTGTGGTGAAATAGAAGCTTTCGCTCATTGGCTCATCACCCATTCAAGATGCCCAGCAAGCTCTGTAGTGACAAGCACGGGCTTTCCGATTCTAGCTGTTGCAACAAGTTCTTGCATTTGCTCGTATCTCTCCCATTCGAAACTGGACACATTGAAAGTCCACCAAAACCCACTATTACGCTCCTTAAGAATCTTAATGCACTGCTGCTCTGAGCGTGGGCCTACCTTGAAGCCGAGCTTGCGAAGAGCCTTGCGGAGCATTCCTCCCCACATAACTTCCCACACGGCTTCTTGTCGATTCTTTTCTCTTCGCTTTTCAATAAGCTTCATACCATTGAAAGCAGCCTCGTAGACGTATTCAGCAGGAAGCTCTACGAATCCGTTAATTTGTTGGGTCATATTCAATCCCAACCCATTCGGTGTCGCCATCCATTTGTGCCGAAAACATCATCGCAGTCTCCCTCATCTAGCATGTCTGTAAATTTCAGCACAGTCTCAAAGAAACCATTAGCTTCTTCATCCTTTAGAGCACACCCTGCCAAAATCTTACCTAGAGCGATTCCATATTCTGTTTCAGTCATTATTTATCCCATCCAATTTCTACAGCTTTCTCAAGGGCTTTGATGAGGTGTTTTACATCCTCTTTGCGGACAGTTGCATAATGACCATTAAGGGAGTTCTCAATATAGATAAATCGGTCGTTGACACCAAGCTCCGAATTGACAACATTGGTAATAAAATCTACCACAGCAGAGCCGTCTTCATTACAAGACGCTGCAAAATAAACTCGCGTAACTTCTCTCGATTCGCGCACATCAATACTTGCCATTGTTTTCTCCTTCATTTGCCATGATTCGTAAGACTGTTTTGTTTCGTATGCTCAGAAATATTCGTCCTACTCCTGTTCATCTTACCACAATCCATGCAGTTGTAGAGAGCAAATGTAGAAGCATTTGTATAGTATTTCTTATCAATCAGAGAAAGCTTCTCGCTTCCGCAGCATACACAACGCACCTTACCAGCAGGCTCATACAGAGCAACGTTAGGATGGGTCTTGCTCCAATGGCGCAGTCGCATATACACTTCTTCCAGCACCACGACATCTTGGACGTTGTACTCCAGCATCTCTTCAAACGCATCGTCGTCCATCGCCATACAACGAGTCCACAGTTCAAAGCCACTATGGCTCATCTTGCGAGGGAGGCCAAGATATGCGGCAATGCTGTCAAGGCTGTTGCTTGGGAATCGGAATTCAGCCTTAGCAATACGCAGCGTATCTACAATCTTAGAAGGGCTTGGAGGCGTCATGCCGAGTGCCACCATACGAGTCTTGATAAGAGGAATATCGAATTTCTGCGCATTGTGTGCTACGATTAGGTCGGCATTGCTCATCAACTCCGAAAGCTCTCGCACCAATACTTCATCATTCCGTGCTTCATAAATACGATTAGAAACAATCGTTTCTTCACCAAGCCATTTCGCAGAGTAGGTGAGAAGGTAGCCTTCATTGACAACCTGCTTCTGGCTCACAGTTTGATCCCACCTCCCCCACACATAAGCAGTGGTTGGAGCACATTCAATGTCCAGCAAAAGAATTTTAGCACTCTGAGGAACAGTGCCCTCTGCTGGCTCCACTTCCACTTTCTTGAATTTAAAATACTTGCGTAGATGGTCGCTAACCGTGGACTTGGCCTCTCCAATCAGTCGTGCAATCTCTCGCCACGACATTTCAGGATGCTCGTTAGCAAGCTTCACGCTCAAAACTTTCCAATCCAATTGTTGCTCGCTCATTCATTCTCCTTATGAAACAGCTTATCAAATGCACTCCACCGACTACGCAACTCACTTGCAAAATCACTCTGAATGTGCGATTGCCCTACAATGTTCTGGTTGATCTTATGAAGCTCTGCTAAGATGTCCTTCAAATACGACACGATCCAGAAGATTGCAATAACCAGTGTTACGTACAATACGGTGAAATCACTCATTCCTCCACCAATCCTTTCTTCAATTCTTCCTTGCGCTCTTCATAACTCTGAATAAGTCTATTATGATGCTCGATGTTCTGCTCTGCAATCTTAATGCTGCTGTCAAGCTGCGCCAGTTGCTCGTTGATTTCCTTGTTGCGACGGAGTTGTTCGGCAGTGAGTGGCTTGGGTTCGTAGAGTGTCCACCAACCCCCATCAAACCTGTAGGAGATTTCAGACTCACTGTATCGACATCCCGCACCTTCTTCTCCAATGTTCCCGTAGTGCCAACAGCGCCACTCATTGCCATCTCGGGTCATTGTGAGTTTGTCATTTCCACCAATGGTGTTGATGAAGTGGAATACATCAGGATACTTGCTAGGCTTTTTACTTTCTTCTGCAATCACCCAGCCACCATCGCTCACACACCCCTCCACCTCATACTTATAAGTTTCGCCCCAAGGAACCTCGTCAATCTCGTTGGCCCACCCTCGTGCCCACTTCACTTTCACAATATCTCCTTCTACTTTCGCACTGTGAGTGAAGCCGGGATTAGACCTGAGACGAAAGCTAAACTTGTTTGGCAATTTCATTGTTATTCCCTCCTTAAAATTGTTATGCACATTATACATTGAATTCTTGTTTGCTGTCAAGAGGCGTTTCGTAAGATTTCCTCTAAAGCTTTCTTCCTCTTTGCAGCGTTCGATAGATTATTATATCCGTGCTGCTCTAGAAGAGCAAGAAGTTCTTCCTTGTTTTCCTTCTTCATAAGACGGATAACTTCTTTATCTATCTTAGCGTCCTCAAAACTCATCTTGGGGTGTTTCTGCATGTGAGAGACGACCGCATGGCATGACTTACACAAGCAGCGCATGTCTGCGTAAGTGAGCATAAACAGGTGTCTTGCATACTTCTCGACATCATCCATGTTCCTGAGAGTGCTGCTGTCTCCGATATGATCTACTTCAATGTCTCCCTGTACATGAGGGGCACCACACAACTCGCAGTCAATGCCCCATATCATCGCATGATTGCTGGAGAACTTCTCTTTCGGGTTAGGAATCTTACGTCGCTTGGATTGCTTGTACAAGTGCTTCAATGGGTACTTAGACCACCCTTTTCTCAGAACTCCACGAACCCACGTAATGAACTTAGATTCGCTTCCCCAAGGGTTGTTTGGTTCTTCCCAAGGCTTTGCGTCTTTACGGCCTGTAGACATAGCCCTCCGATTCGTTAAGAAACTTCGTTATCTTGTATGCCACCTCTTGTGAATATGCCGTGCAGATGATTTTCCCACACCCCTCAATTGAGGTGTCCTTAATATTGTAAAAATCGCTGCTGTATGGTGTCACTAACACAGGCATGTATTTTACGGGGAAGGACTTTTGTTCTTCACTCATAGCTTAATCTCCAGTTTGTCTAAAAGCTTCTTCGTATCAAACACATCATCTTCAAAACGTTTCATGTGAGCACAAGCAGCATACATATCCATAATCTCAATAACACTCTTAGTATGCTCTGTGCCCTCCCATGCCGTGTAGGTAGTAGGCTCGGGATACCAAATCTTGTACTGATTGTACACTGCCTCAACACACTCCTTGTCGGTCTTGCAATCTTTAAGGAGGTTGTACATAGCAACTACACCAAACTTTTTCTTTGCAAGCTCACACGGTTTAAAACAGTCCGTCGCATCCCCAAGTACCCATTGCGCATAGTAAAACTTGCGTCCGTAACCATCAAAGTCTTTATTATCCTTAACAAGCTCGATTTCACCAAGACCTGTAACAAGCTTAGGCTCGCGCATCTTAGTCCAATTGTACATCCACCCTGCCACTCCTTGTTGGTCGCCGTCGATGGTAACTGCAACAGTTTTAATCTTCTGCTGCAAACCTTCGTAACAACGTTGAGCAAGCATATCGTCAACCTCTCTGCCATGTACAATTTTTGCCTTGTATTTCTTTACAAGATACTCTCGGCAATCACTCAGTTGAAGCGGCTTGATTCCAGTACGATTGCTTTTGTACTTTGTAGGCAGCGGCAGGCTGTCTCTAAAGTTATCATCTCCGCTAACATAAACTTCGTAAGAACTCGCATCACATGATTTCATCCAAGCTTCTATGCAAGTGTTAATTGCATGGTATGCGTGACTGATATCCTCACAGGTTTGTACGTCTTCTACATCAAATTCGTCTACCTCAAAACTCCCACGAATGTGTTCTTTAAAGGCTGTTCGATGGGCGTGCTGCGTTTGCTGGCCTGTTACTTTGTGTGTTACGCGAATGCTGCGTGATTCATTGGCTGCTGCGCAGCGGAAGCTGAGAATGTCACCATCTATGATAAGAATTGTTTTCATCGCTCTCCTTAAACACAAAACCCTGACTCCCTTTCGAGAATCAGGGCGATAAATTAAATTACATCAGAATGGTGCATCGTCTTCCGGGTCAGTTACAGGAGTTTGCTGCTTCGTAGCAGGCTCGACAGAAACTGCACCACCTTGCCCATTAGGATACTTAGCACGAATCTCCTGCAAGTCCTTATCCGACTCAAGAATCTTCTCTGCAATCTCCTTGGCCTTAGCAATCAGCTCTTTCTCGCCGTCTTCGCCCATGCGCTCCAGAACAGCTTCACGCATCTTGGAGCCCTTATACTCCTCTGCCAGAACAATCTTGCGCAGATCAGCAATTCGCACCAGATCAAACTTAGCCACACCACCAAGCTCTTCTTTCACTTCAAGCAGATCGTCGTCATCAAAATTCACGGACACAGCAGGCATCAGAGCAGGCTCAGGTTTCATGCCTTTCATCAGGGGCACAGGAGACTTGAGTTTGGTGTTGACAAATTTCTTGTCGTCCTTCTCCGTCACCTTGACATCCAGATTAAACATGAAAGGCTTACCCAGCAGTTGTGCGATGTCGTTAAGCTTAGGATTCTTGTAATCAGGCTTAAAAATAACATCACTCACCTTCTCACCATTCTCATACTTCACAACGCCAGCAATCTTGTAGAATTGCGAAGTGGATGCAAGAATCCAAGGTCGTCCTTTAATGTAAGCATTCGTCTTCGGGTCACGAGGGGCTACAGTGGTGAAGTTGAGGCCATCCGACATACCACGGCTAACAGGGTGCAGAGGCAGACGAATGTTTTTCACACCAATGTCACCTTCGTAGTCATGCGTCTGGTCCAGCAGGTCAACATAGCAAGCAATCTTCTGTTCTACAGCATTCTCCTTGGGCCACAGAATCTTGTCTTCACCAGTGTCTTCATCCTTCTCACGATTGCCAGCGTTGTCCTTGGCAAACTTAGGCTGCTTCTTGTGCGAGCCAAGATCAACCAGAAGACCAATCTGAACAGCTTGCAAACCGTCTTCAGGAATGATTGGGACAAACTCTTTGCGTTCCGCGCTATCCGAATTTACAGCAGGAGCATTAATGTTACGTGGTTTCACTTATATTTCCTTTCAATTTAAATTAAATGCGCAGAGCTTGCGCAAGCCTTGCCCATGATCCGCATGAGCTACGTTAAACATCAAACTTCAGCGTCTGCTTAGTATCAGAAATCACCATAAACTTCAGACCAAGCTTCTCAATCATCGGCTTCACAACATCGTTGATGTAAAACCGACCAGCAGCAGTTGTAGAGTTCTCATCGTTGAACAGTATAATCTCCTTGCCCGGATTCTGAATTGCCTCCGCAATCTGCTTCATCGCATGCGCAGTGGTTTTCCCCATTCCGCGATTGTTGTCCACAATATCTTTCAGCATCTCACGGGTGAATGAGTGTGCTTGGGAGCCGTACAGATGCTCTTGCAACTTATTCAGTTTTGGGAACTCTGAATTCATTGCATCCTCAAAAGCTTTACGCAGATGAGCTTGAGTAAACCCTTCAATAGTTACAGTGTAGATAGGAAACCCAACCATCCGTGATTCTTCCTTTTTAACATAGTAGCCGCTCAAACATCCTCCTTATTGTCCAGTATCTTCCAAAGCTCCTTCTCCACTTCCTCCAAGCCTTTCTTCCCCATGAGACGGACGATATCAAAATCGTCTACAAACACAGCCTCAATAAAAATCTCATCGGGCGCTTCAGGCTCATCGAGTGTGGCAGGAAACCCTTCGTAGTATTCAAATTCCACTTCAAGAGGAATGCCCTTTACAACAACATTCCGTGTATAACGATTAGCCATTCAGCAAATCACTCCAAAAATCTTCCAGTGCATCACAGTACAGGTCGTAGCTCAATTGTAGCATGTCGATGTATGCTTTCATGTAGTCGGTGATTTCTTTCATGTTTTAGGCTCCCTCAGTAAAATGTTTAATCATTGCCGAAATCCTCAAGAATCTTAACTATGAAATCATTCTTCTCATCTTGCCCAAGCTCATCCCACTGGTTGTGCTCGTCAGCCTCTGCATTCCACAAGGTCTTAGCTACTGCTTCAATGTCCATCGCCACTCCCCTCCTCAATTTGTAAACGACATTCTACACTATCTTCTAGAGGGCTGTCAAGAATTTTATTTATCCTCCCCTCTAGATAAGCAAGCTCCCGCATACTCTTCATAATATTCTTATGATCTTGCGGAAGATGGCCCTTCTCGAAGAGCCAGTTGGCGAGCTTCCACACTTTAGCTTTGTAGTAGTTGTGTTGGCTATCTTTCTTGACGATGATGCCTTTTGGGAAACTCTCGTCAAATTCTACGAAGTAGGGAAAGCGCAGCACAACATCCCGCTTACGCTCAATGATGGCTACAAGGACGGCTTGGGCAAGCTTTGCGTAGTCTTCATCGCTGGCTTGATGAGTGGCATCTACAACGTCCTTGCGAGGCTTCCAGCGCTTAATCTGCATTCTTTGCTATCTGTTCTACTAAGGCGGCAATCCTCATGCTGCGTTCACGAGGTAGACGAACAAGTTTTGAAACATCTACAGCGTTTACACGAGAAATGGCCTCCACCTCTTCTTTTCGGGCATATCTACTGCGCAGTCTCACTACCTTTAGTTTCATCAGTCCTCCTTATCAACCAAACCAAGAATGCTGCTCAGTGGTACGCTCACTACATTTCCCACAACAGGCGCACTCATTCCAATATTCCGTATATGCTCTGTCGTAGTAGCTTCCGTCTACATATTGTTCTCGTGGAATAAGTGTAGTGTGCGGACATAGATCGTCACGAAGCGCCTTAGCAGCATTAAACGATTCCTTTGCTTTCTTAAACCGCTCGTCAGCTTTTAGGAAAGCCTCTTGAGATTGTTCGAATGTTTTCTTTGCCATTATTCCTCCTTATCAGAATACGCCTCGGGAATAGTGTGGCCTGCTTCATAGTAAGCCTCTTTGATCCAGTATTCCTCGTCCGTGCCTCCGTCTGAATACCACTCACAAGCAGTGTTGTAGAAGAATCGCAAGAATGCTAACTCTGCCGCTACTTCATCAATATCTGCTGCTTTGATTTCCAGTTGTATTGCTGTCATCATTCCTCCTTAAAGAATTTCTCTGGCACTCGTTGATAAGTACGTCCATTCCATGCAACGTCAGCCATATTGCTCCATACTACTCCTGTATTTCTCGTCTTCTTCTGCTGCGAACCAGCCGTTGTCCCATGCAGCCCATTCTTCATGTGCGCAGTATGCTCCGTTGTACGGGTTGGCATTTAAGTCCTTTCCTTCGTTGTATGCGTTGTGGCCCATAAGCCAGATATTAAAGTTGCGTTCCATGTGATTTCCTTTATGGTTTAATTACCAGTTTCTCTGCTTCAGCGACGTAGTAGTCATAGTCAATGTCTCCAACAAAATCTTCCACATCATTACAGGGTTTTACAAACCAGTCAGCGTCAATAGAAAGCCTGCGTTCTTCGCCACCGGCTTCCAACGGAGGCATAATTTTAACAAGTTTACCACCTGACTTACACGGATAGTAACGGCAAATATTCTGCTGCTGGATTTCCGTACCATCCTCCATTACAAGCACAAGACGGCTGCTGCGTGGCACTTTTGTGCGAAGCATGAAATCAAACTTCTCTGTGTGATTTGTAATAAACTCACGGATATCAACCCCATGAAGCATGTGCGCTTCTGCTGCCATTGGAATCACCAGTGACGAATGGTTTTTGTGCCAACCCAAATCCTTGTATTCGTAAGCACCTTTGTTCTTCGTTTTACCGTCTGTGTATAAGGCAATGTAGTTGTTGACATCCCTGATATACATTTTGTCGTACTCAGCAAACTCTAGTTGCAAACCAACCTGCTTCTGCCAGTCTTCACAAATCTTGTCGTAATGCTCTCGTGTATTACGTTTGAGGGCGACAGTAACACCATCCGTATTCACCTGAATCAGTTTCAAACCTTCAATCGTCAGCAGCTTTTCAGCCAGCAGGCAAAGCGACAACTGACCATTGATCGTGATTTTCATGGTGTACATCGGGTCAAAGAACGGGCTGTATTGGTTGTTTGAGTCGCCATACACACCATTCAGCGCCAGTTTAAGCATCGCGTTCTCAGCCGTTTTCTTGCCATACGATTTGCGTTGTTCGTAAACGTCTTTGTAAATCTCGCAAAACTTCTTCGACAAGTGTTCGGGATAGACGTTATTAGCAATTGCAATGTTCGGGTACATTGAGCTAACGTCAGCGTCTACAATCTGATAAGTGCTCGTCTGCTTCGCAATCTTGCTATTCAAACTACCGTGAATTCCACCAGTACCAAAGTCAAAACGAAACCCATCAACTACAACATTCAAATTTTCCGCTACACGATAACACGCCCAATATGAATATTGTGTTTCCCCTTTCTTCTTTGCCTTCAATTCCACCTTGTCAAACCACCCGCAAGGATGTTCACGTTTGAATTGGTCGTATTCTGCCCTAGTAGGTTCAGCTTTCCATTTCTTCCGCTTCACAACCATTTCAGCGTATTTCGCTACATCGCCAAGTTTGTGTTCTTCAATATCGGAAAACACACCTTTGGTTTCACGAATAACCTGCTTCGAAAGCCAGTCTTTGACAGCAATGAATTCAGGACGTTTGAAATCGTAATACGAGAAAAGACAATCTTTAATACGAATACTGTCTCGTTTCGTCTGATTCATCTTACGCTTACCATCTACGATTTTATACACCGGAATCTTGCTCTCTTCCAGTCGCATAATGAAGTAGTCCTTGCCGATCTTCGTATCATTGTGGTTCATGAAGTCACGACCGTATTTCGCGGTAAGCTGCTCACGAAACTCCACTTGTGTAATGCTGTGTTTGTAGAAGGCTAACGTCATCTTAACGTCATGAGCATTATACTTAATCAGTGTGTCAATCTGTTCACTGTTTAATTCCATTCCAACAGGAAACGGAAGGTCTTCAATGTTCTTCTCGCGCATATTGAATTCCAGCATTTTCAAGCTGGTCATCTTCGCTTTGTTATCGAAGTGGTGAACCTTGAACAAATCGATTTGCTTTACATGACGATCTTCAGCTTTCACAGTGTTGGCGAACTCACCCTTCATGCTCTCGATCTGTTCTTGTGCAAACTTATACACTCGCTTTGCAATCGTCTCTCCCTTCACAGGAAGCCTATCACGAATGGCAAGAAGTTTGTGGAGAACAGGATAGTCAAAGTTCAGATTGTTGAAACCAACAAGGAAGTCATCTTCATTTGCAATATAATCTAGGCAAGCAAAAATCCTGTTTGTTTCATTCTTGCGAGCACTCACCTCAAAAGTGTTGGCGAATTTTCCGTCTTCACGGATAACGCTGAAAGTGAATACGTTCGGGTAAGTCTCGATGTCAAATACCCATTTCCTATTCCCCACAACCCCTCCTGTTAAATCATCTCCGAAAGCTTCTTACCAATTTCCCGCAACAAACCTTCTGCTACAGCCTCTTTAGCATCCTCGTCATTTTCTCGCCAAGCCTCGTCAATAATTTCCTTGCTATGGAAATTAAACTTGCGAATGTAGTAGCATTTGTATTCGTCATATTCCTCGCCAACGTACACCAATCCTAACGCCTCTGCAAAATCCCAAGCTGGAATTTTAATGTTTGCCATGCTTCCTCCTATTCACTCATAATATGAAGCCACCAACACTCTCCGCTTCAGCCGCTTCTTCAACGCAGATTGCAGTTCATGCATCTTCTTAAGCTTGTTTTCAAACTTAAGGATGTACGGACTATATAATTTCGCATGCTCCAGCTCGCCCTCTTCATAGCACATTCGGCGATAAAACTTCAATTTTGCAAGCTCTTCAGACAGCCCTTGAATCACTTGAGCGTTGATGCGCAATTGGCGCTGGATAAGACTGCTAGTTTGCATTCTTAATATCCTCCTCAGTAACTACATATTCCCGTACATTCTTAATCCAATAGAACGAAGGCTTGCAATGCTTCTCAATCCAGCCTTTGAGCATGTTATTCAATTCTTCAAGAGCTTCCTTTCCCACATTAGGGTAATCTTCTGCACATTCCCCAAAGTTGTCCCAAGTTCGTTCTGATATCATCTCAACAACATCATCAGCATCTACTAGGTGAAGACTGTCCTTATACGCATCCACTTTATCTCCTACATACACACTGCTGCCGTAAGAAATATCATCGCCATAATTGTCCAGCAATTCTCCGAGACTATCGTAAGCGAAGTATTCCCCGTCATGGCTCCACACTTGTTCTTGCATCATTGTTGCCCCTCCACAGCCTTCTTAAGCCAATTCTCAAACTCTGTGCTGCAATTCGCGGCCCGAGAGTAATACGAATACTTTTCCCGTTCTTTAAAGCGGCGCGCGATCATCTCCTCCAACTCCTCCAAAGAACAATGTTCCACATCCCACTGACCTTCTAGTCCATAGCAGGAGCAATGACCACCATGCACTTCAAAGAATTTCTTTTCTTGTTTATCATACCCGAGGACGTAAGCGTCTCCTGAGTAGTCCTCGTATGTATAATCGCCATAAAGCAGAACAAAGCGTTTATCAAGAGCCTTGCGGCGTGCTGCAATTTCTTCTTCAGACGGACCGTCGCCACTCCAATAGTATTTGCCCACACCTTCCACTTCAAAACTTGCCCACACATCAAAGTTGACATCTGGCGTTGCTGCTAGAAGGGCTTTCTTAGTAAGTTTCATTTCTCCACCCATTCTTGTCGTACACTCAGTTCAGCCAACTCGTTCACCCATTCATGAGGAATCAACCATCCAGCCTCAACATATCGCAACATTTCTTCCAGCAGGTCTTGCATACGCTCTTTGTCGTGAATGCGTCGTGGTTTCAGACCGAAAAAGGGGCTACGCTGTTTGACGGGAGGCGTCTCAGGCTGTTTGAAATAATCTTCTGGCTTCATAAAGGTTCCTTGTGGAGTGAGAATGTATTCCTCCGAGTCATCGTGCTTAAATCCTTCTTCCACATCCTGCTCATTAAGACTAAAACGTACAATGCACCCGTCACCGTATGTTTTAATTCCATAACAATCATCCAAGAATTTGTACTCGGACGAATCTGGCACCATTTCGTGCCAGAAGTAGTCAAGTTTATACAGCGCCTCTTGGACTTTCTGTGCAGTGGCAGGGTCTGTGGTGCGGATTTTCATGTTCTTAAAATCGTTCATCATTCCTCCATAAGATTGTTACTGTATTTTACTTGGCAGGTTGTTGTGTGTCAAGGGGTTAGTGTCAACATTGTTGAATAGCCACTCGTCTACAAAGTCTACTACATCTTGGTACAGTTCTGGGTAGGTAGCTTCGGTCATAAAACCCTCAACCTCTTGCGAAAACCTAGGAAAAGTGGCTTTTATGGCTTTCTCCACCTCCCATGCTTGCCGACCTGTCATCTGGAAAATCTCCGTCTTACCCAATCTAAAGCCAGCCCTCCTAAGATTTCTATCGTGATCCGTCAAGCGCCTGTCCGGTGCATTTGAAATCCCGTACCCTGTAAAACCGTGCCTGCCTTCTACGAGCAAGATGTACAAGTGCCCATCTTTGTTTGTATCAAACCCACCCTTAGCACAACTGGGACACCCACTGCAATTGTAGAGGAAAGCGTCAGCCCGAGCCAGCCAGTTGCCATGCTCCTCGCAGTGCATCACGCATCTGCTGTCAAAACCTGAATACTCCCCATCCCAATCTACAAACTTGTACTTCAAGCCTCGTTCTGCAATCGTCTTTGTTATTAGATGTTGCCTTTGTTCGGGCGTCCATCTAAAGTGTGGTCCACACCGACACGATTTTGCCCCTCGCTTTAATGACTCTACGTGCTGCTCAAAAACTCCTGTGCAAACGCCTGCCTTCACAAAATCATCATTGCTGCACACGGAGCATGTAACATTCCAATAATTTCTTTTCTTTCCAGACCCTCGTAGACTTCTAGAGAAGGTAGTCCCTTCAGGGTACAACCCGGCCTCTAAAAACATAATAATCATGTCGTCATCAGATTTTCTGTAGCGATCCCCAGTAACCTTTGCTGCACAACTTGGACAGCCAACATCCAACAAAAAGTTTGTTACAGTGGTTGAAGCCCAGCAAAACTGACAAGTCTGACACTCCAACTTCAGCTTAGTGGCAACCCCTTTGTATTCCTCTGCGTACCCTATAAGTCTATACCCTTTGTCTTCTGCTGATCTTTGGACCTTCACCAACGTCTGTTTTTCTGTCAACCTTGCAAACTTAGAACATCCGCAAGGTTCAATGTTACGATCAATTATCGATTTTGGAGTTAGATAAATTCCATCACCGAACATTTCAGGGTCTTCACTACAAGTGTGGCACTTCACTTTGTAAATCCGATCTTTCTTACCCCGGCGGTAGCCATCAAATGCTAGTATTTCTAACTGACCGTCCTTGCCATAACGTTTTCCTATAAATTTTGTATCATCAAATGGAGGACTCAAATTTCCTCCATCTCTTTAAGAATTTTACGCTGCTTCGCAAGGAGGCGTGCCTTCTTGATCTTTGCAACAATCTCTGCATTATCTTTTTTCTTATAATACATTATTTGTTGCGTAATCGCGGCTACAGTGCTGGCGGCTACGTGGTCTGCAAGCTCTTCTACTGTGCAGGTTTTGTAATTCATAAATTCTCCTCGGTTAAAAGGAGATTATAACATATTTATTGATTCTTGTCAAGTTTTAAGACTAAAACGTAGGAGCTTCGTTATCTACAAGAACAACTTCCCCGGTTTCATCGTCAATATAGAATTCATCGCAGATGCCCAAATAGCCATGTGCCCGGTTTTTCATAACAGTTAGCCTCACATTACCACGGCTCTTGTCAGGGCGAATTTGAGGCTCAAGTCCAAGCACAGTCCAAGCAAGCTGCTCAAGACAAGAAGAACTGCGAAGTGCCTCCTTAGTAATAGGAACCCAAAAAGGTTCTGATTCCTTACCTTTGGGCGGTTTGAAGCCTTCTGCGATAGAGCGGTTAAGATGCGACACGAGAATTACACAAACATCACTAGCAGCGCAGAATGCCGCTAACTTGGTCATCACCATATCCAGTTCACGGCGCTCATCTGTAATTCCTGCATCCCCAAGAATCATGCCGATGTGATCCAGCAGTAGGTACTTGACTTTGTTGGCGTGAACAAAACTCTTAATTTTGTTCATGAGTGTGTCAAGTGGCATAGAGCCGAAATGGTCGAGCAAAAACACTTCTCGCTCTTTCGTCACCCAGTTATATGCATCTTGAATCTCTTCTTGGGAGGCGCAGGCCAGCGGGTTCTCTTTGAAACGGTTGTAGTTCACCTTCAGCCTCATTGACATAAGCCGTTGGATAGACTCTTTAGCTGTTTCTTCCAACATCATCATTCCGATTCGTTCGCCAGCTTCAAGGAATCTATACATAAAATGGCTTGTGACGAGGCTTTTTCCAACATTCGAAGGCGCAGTGAATACAACAAGCTCCCTTGGTCGGAAGCCGTGTAGTTTGTGATCTAGCTTAGGGAAAACTCCGGTATATACGCCCTCTACTCGTGGTGCCAGAATTTCGTCTAGTTCAATACTACTTGCCGTAATGATCTTCTCAGCAGTGTAAGGCTTTTTACCAAACTGCACCAGTTTTGCCAACTCATCCGATTTTCCGGCTTGGAGCATGTCGGACGCATCTTTGAATCCGTCTGGATAATCAACCACTGTCAATTCCATATCGGACAGCACAGCGGCTACATCCTCTCGTGCCTCAAGTCCGCGCTTAATTTTCTTAAGACGCTCTACAGGTGTAGCACAATCTGAATCAAATGCGATACAGCAGGCTTCAAATGATCGAATAAACGCCTCATTGTGAATTGTGGCTTCTTGTGCGTTAGCTGTGCCCATTGGGACACTGACGACGAACGGCTCCAAGTCTTCAAACTTAGTCCCTTTAACTTGGTCCCGCATGGCTTGGTAGAGACTTAAACAGTCCAATTCACCTTCCACATAAGTTAGTGAAGACCTTTTACGTTTAATTCCTTCTGCAACATCTTGACCAAACAATTTATTTGTGATCTGGACTGATGCCACAACACTCCAATGACCCTTCTCCCCCTTGCTTTTACTAAGGTCCATCTTTTTGAAGCCGCGAACGACTCCTTTTTGGTCGTATGATGGGAAGTACAGAGCTTCAAGCGTGCGCCCGTCACGCTCAGATACAGCACCCCTAACACCGAATTTTTCGCACGTTTCTTTACGAATCTTCCGGTCTGGAATATCCACAAACGGAAGTTCCAACACATCCTTCAAAGTTTCTTTCGGCACGAATTCAGTCATTTGTTTTGTCTGTCCTTTCCAATAACCCATCAACCCTCCCCACACCACTCCAACACAGACTCGATCATATTAGCCTCAAATTTATCGAGCCATCGGATTACAACACCAGACCGAGTCAGGCACCAAACTTCAACATTAGAGTATCCATACTGACGCTTCTCGTAACGTGCGTTATTATCGCCTTTAATCGGAATCTTCATTCGTCCCGTCCACAATTTTAGCTTCATGGCATAGCGCAGCAAGAAGCTCCAACACTTCCTGTGCAATATTTTCAGCGCCATAGCTGCAATCGAAATAAGCAAGCTCGTCAACGGAAAAACATCCACGCAACTGCTTTTCCTGAGTAACTAACACAGCACCTTTGTGTTTGCGAATTTTAATCATACACTCTCCAAAATCTTCCTATCAATTTCCTCAATCCTTTGCCGTGCCTCTCGCATAGCCTTTCGGTATGTGCTAAACAGCTTCTCCTTCCAAAACTTCTTCCCACACATATAAGGACCACTTTCTGTGCTGTAGTATACAGTGGTGTCGGTAACCTTCGTCACAAAGCATGTATAAACTGCTGCAACATGCCTGTCATCGTACCCTTCAATCTTTCCCGGCTCGTACACAACTGTCTTGTATTTAGTGTGCCCTTGCTTTACTTTGCTCATTCGTCCTCCTTAACTTCGTCCCACTTACCGTCACAGTGATAGTCGATACAGTCAAGCGCTTGTTCTACGCTAATGTATTCTTCAGGCGAGCAGTAATCTTCATCGTTACCAAAAGTCGCATAGAAAAACCTGCCTTTAGAATACACGCTGTTCCCGCTTGCTAGAATCTTTCGGGCGTCATCTCTTGTCATAATATCTCCTTCAGAAACACAAATATGCAGCCTTCACCTTGTCTTGCAGCTTATTCAGCTTCCGCAGCAAGTCCTTGTATGTTTCATAAAGCTGCGCATAATCCTCATACAGAACAAACTCGCCAGAAACACTTTCCACGGCTGCAACGGGAACGCTGTCAGGTGCATCGAAATCAAATCGCTTTACAGTCATTTCAATACCCATTAATGTCAATTAATACCCATTCGGAAACCACTGCTTATACGTCCACTTGCGCAAATCCCAAAACATCCTATCATATGAAATGTCGCAATGATAGCTGAGCCATGCTGATGAGTCTAAATCGAAATTGATTTTGTCAATCACTTGAATGCGCCGTCCCCGAATGTTGTACACAATTCTGTTACGAATTAAAAACGCAAGAAAAGTGACAATGCACAGACAAAGAATGTAATAAAGGGCGTGCATTTGTTCTCCTTAGTTTTTACCAACATTAACCATACCTTTGAAATCATACGGAATAACAACCGTCTGTACCTTACCTTCAGCAATACCTTCTGCAATTTTCATCTGTGCCTGAGCTTGCATATAGTTGATTGCGCCAGCATTCGCATTCAGAGCAGCAATGCGTTCCGCCTCCTTCTTGGCGGTCTGCACCTCCACCTCTTTTGCAGCGTACTCGCTCTTAGCCTGCACAAGACGATTAGCAGCATCCTTCACAGCATCCGATGGCTGAATACTTTTTACTTGCACTTGCGAGACAACAATCGCATTATCCAACTTCTCTTCTTTCAGCGTATCCTTCACTTGCAGCATAATCTTCTGCTCGATTTCAGAGCGGCTGTCATTCATTTGCAGCGAAGGATACTCTCGTGCCACTTTATACACGGCATTGCGCACAGTGGTGTACAGATAGGAATGCATCAGGTAAGTAGTGCCGTCATCAGCAACAGTGTGGAAGCTATGACTCTTGTTCACGTACAGATCGCTAACACTTGCAGGATTGATGTTGTAGACGAAGGTGACATCAAAATCCTTCATAGTGCTGTTGTCTGCTGCCAGAGGGGTGAGGTCAGACACTTCCGCTGCGATTTCCTTGACAGGAAACTTGATGATGTCGCCTACAATGGTTTGGTTGAAGCTGCCCGGAAGACGCTCTTGTGCGTCAACAGTTTTGTCGAAATTGACACGCAGGCCCACTTCGCCAGTTGGTACACGAGAGCAAGCAGACAGGGACGCTACGATTGCTACAGCCAGAATAATTTTCTTCATGTGTTCTCCTTAAAATTGTTAGGCTTCTCGCTAAGAAAAGCCATTCTACATCACTTATAAGATTGTTGTCAAGTCACTTTGAATGTCTTGTTGATCTGCTCTGCAATCAGTCGTGCAAGAACAACGTGCTCAAGCTGCGTTACACCTTCCTCAAGCCTCACTTCTAAATAGTGAATCCACGAACGAATAGTTCCATTGACGTACAAGCGGCTCATCGTAAGACCTTCTGGCAGAATGACGCGAGCAACCTCTTTAGCAATACCGCGATCAAGAGCACGCTTGTACGTATCTTGTACAATTGCCAGCAACATTTTCTGTTCACTCTCCCACCAATCTTTCAACAACTCATCGTCCGTTGCCAAACTGTTTTGCCGGTTCTTGGTGTCTTGCATTCGCAACTCTCGTAGACAGAAAGCTTGTTCTAGCTGAGTCACATCAGCGTAGCGCTGGCTAAACTCTTGAAACTTGAAGCTGCCATGCCGCAACAGTTGCCTTGCAATATCTCGCGGAGACTCCACCTCTACAACACAGTTTGCCATCTCGAACGGACTCCAGTGCTTATGCTTCTTGAGATAGTTAAGAAGCTTATCCGCCGTGTTCGTGTTCATCTGATTAGCGGGGTTGCTAACACGAGCACAATACGCGATAAGTTCTTGTGCATCCTTCATGCCAGTTTCTTCCACTGGTTGCGTAACAGCAATCAAACGTGCTTTAAAAGTCAATTCTTATCCTTTCGAAAGAATACATGCTCAATCAAATCCTGCACCACTTCATTACCCTTTTTCGTATCCACCTGTGCAAGACCATAACGCTCTCCAGACTCTTTGTCGCAGTCAAACACGCCTTGAATAGCGCCCATCTCTACAAGAGCTTCGTAGATGTCATACTCCCAACAACTGTCGCCAAAAGGACGCTTGCCCGAAAAGCCTTCCCCTTCCAGCCACAACGTCTCCAGCAGACGGAAGAAATATTCTCTCAGGTTACATGCATCCACACCCCGAAATTTGTATTCGTACTTAAGAATTTCATCAAAAGTCATGCCACTTCCTCCTTCACAACAATCTTAACCTCATTCCCACCTTCAAACCTGAAGTGGTATTCCACATACCCCCAATACGGCATTCTCGTCGTATATCCCAACACATGAAGCTTCTGCCCATAAAACTCAACAGGCTTCACACACAAGAATGCTTCGTGTAGAGCTTTTATGTGTTCTAGTTTATTCATCGCTCACGCTCCACAATCTTGACACAATTTTTAATGGTTTTCTTCTTAGTGAAATAGCCTTCATTGACCTCAAGAAGGAACACAATACCCAACACAGCATAAAACTTCCAACTGTGCCAATCGATGCCAACGGAGTCAAGAATAGCGCCAAGGAAGGCGTACCCGACACAACCAATAAGAAACTTAATCAATTCAACCCTCCGTGTGACTCCATTACTTTCCGTGGAAGCAGCCCAAATATCCTCTCTGCCTCGTTGATGGCGTCTTCCATATCTGTGAAATACTGGATAAATTCTGCCGGGTTACTGTTCTCCCGCAGTTCAACATGGTTGTCGTGTAGCTCAATCAACCACGCAGGGTCTTCGTCATCGGTCACTGGAGGGTACAAAAATACTACACCATCTTCATTCACACCATAGTACAGTAGTTTTCCATTCTTGTTCATTATGCCTCCACCAAATATTGAATATCTGTGTGGTTGTACGTATGATTCTCGTCGGGATTATCCTCGAATTCTGCCCGTACACCATCTTCTGTAACAGACACAATCACGCCCTCAAGACCCGGCTCAATTACGTCAAACACTTTCATTCCTACTTTTGCATCGATCAAATTCACGCTTGTTCTCCTTAACGTTTATTCGTCTCAATCTTGCCAACATCAACACAACCAGTCCCTCCACAAGCAGAGCATTCCTGCACAGGACGATTGATTTCCTCCATCAACTCTTCCAGATAGTTCTTAATTTGCACTGCCATCTCTTTCAGGTTGTTGGCCTGCCATCCTGCAATCGGCGTGTAGCCCTTGTAATTGTTTGGTGAATACGTCATCTCAAACAAATCCACTTCCTTGTGCTCTACAGATTGGGTAACAAACTTAGGTCGGCCGCGAGGAGTGTTCTTAACAGTCTTCTGCACATTGTAAGGCTTAATAGCAATCTTACGCTTTACAGTGAAACAGAAATCATAGTCTGATGTGATTCGAGCGTATTTCCCATCGATGTGTGTGCGGACATAATCACGAACAATCTTATACACCTGCTCTGAGGACAGCGAGCATGGACGCTCATGCAGCAAGAATTCTGGCGTCAGCATCTTCTCGATGTCACTGTAGCGGACAATGCTGGACAACTCGTATTCCCCTGTACGACTGCTCCAACCAGAGCTTTCAAGCATGCTCACTTTCATCTCAATAGGGTTTTCCACCTTATCAATCTGAAGATGCTGAATAACGTTCACGCTAAACTCAATAGGCTCCCACGAGTCAGGAAGGGTTTCTGTAACAGGCTTATACAGAGCACGGTACTCGTTAAAGTGTTTCCATGCTGTGTCGTCCAGATCATCATTCCAATACTGCTCCACTTGCTCAATCGACAGATTCAGAGGAATTTCCTCGTTTGCCAGAGTAGGAAGCTTGAGGGTGAAGCCAATAGTTTGCGTGCTGCCTCGCTTCAAATCTTCAATGCTCGTGATTTCATCAACACCTTGCAAGAACACCCACTTTGGAAAGAAAGTTGGTTGTGCAATATCACTCAAAAGTTTTCCGTTCACCTTCCAACGATCCAAGCTGCCTACGGCACTGGTAAAGCCGGATGTGTAGCCATAGCTGCCACTCTCAGCAATGTACATGCCAAGATTGGTTTTGTATGCCATTAGGTTCTTCATTTGTCCTCCGCACTCACCCATCGAACGACAGTGATGGTCTCTAGCTTAGGAGTCACTTTCCGCACCTCTGGTTCGTACCACTCGCTATCACTCCAATATCCGCTGTTCGAACGGGTAAAGTCCACAGCAAAGTGCTCTTCACCAACAGCGTAAATGTCAGTTTTGTATTGCATCTTGTGTTCGGTTTCCCAATCCCCTGCTTCTACGACAGTGCAACCGTCGCCACCCACTTCTGAGTGTCCAAGTACATAAAGATGCCTGAATTCTGATACATTCATTTGTTCAACCCCTCTAGTGTAAAATAAACTTCAGTTAAGTCCACCAACACATAATCCGCACAATCTTCCAGCGGCTCTCCAACATGCAGATTGAAAGCGCTCTTGGCAGGGCCGCTACCATTCCATGCAGCCTTTGCACCAAATGAGATAAACTGGTTAGTGGGGCTGTGCAGGATGCCATAGATGTGTTTTGCTGGCTGTGCTCTATAAAAACGTGGCACTATTCTTTATCCTCTGGCAGATAGTCTAGAGGATTGTAGCCAGTGCTCCAATTTTCGCCCAAGATGCTCTCAAACATTGTGATGAATTCCTGATTGTCAGTTTTAAGTTCAATGTCGCCTTCATCAAGCGTCCCAAACACCTCGGAGTGCTTACCAAGGATTTCTCCAAAATAAACACTCTTCCCAATTGCTTTAGCAACTTCTTCACTGTCAGCAATAAACGTACCCGACACTTCGCCCATCCGACCACAATCCCAAAAGAATGAATATAAACCTTTCATGTTTTATCCTTAGCTAATACGCACAGTATGAATAATTTCTGCTGGATGATTAGGGAACATTTTGTTCCATTTCTCAATAGCATCAGCCACATTTTCAGCAAAACGTTCAGTGTCTCGCGGATTCAGCTTAAACCCAATGTAATACGGATC